CGCTATCGTATAACACCCAATCACCAGTAGTATTAGTTCTTTTGATTAAAACAAAAGAAGGCCTAAATCCTGTATAAACAAATTTACCATCATTACTTCCGTTTCCTGTAAATGTACCTATTTTTTGATAACCGTCTATATTTCTAAAACAATACATAACATATGTTTTACTACTACCATTAACATCTGACGATGTTCCTAATGTAATAACGGTTGATGTTGGAGCAACATACGAACTTCCATTTCCAATTCTATCATTACGATTAGCATCAGTTTCTAAAGCCATACTAGTATTGTTTAAATATAAGTATCCGTCTCCAGCATTAATAGAATTGTAAAGATACCAATCTCTAGCTTCATTTCTCTGTTTAATAAGAATTAAATCAGGGGCACCCCCAATACCGTGTCCAATTGTAGTTGAACTACCTGTACCTGTATAGGTTGAAATAGAAAATCCATTGTGAGCCGCAACACTGGTTGCCGTAGTGTTTAAACTGCCATCAGTATTAGAACTTCCAGAACCATTTGCCTTTAAATTCCAAGATACATAATCGCTTCCGTTATTATTAACACCATTATGCGAACCAACTCTAAATGAATTAGTTAAAAAATTTCTAAATTTAGTATTATCAGTTTCCTCTGCTCCTGTACCATTTGTAGCCATAAACTTATCATCGCCAGAAAGTTTGTTAGCTAAAACGTAACTTTGTGTTGCGTTACGTCTTTTAATCCAAACAAAGTCAGGAGTAAAATCTAGGTCGATATCTAAAGAAGATTGCCCATTACCAGTATAAAGTTTGGTTTGAAAATAATCTTGAACTGATCCACCTTGTGCTGGGTCTATTGTTTCAACTGGGTCAGGTAGATTGGCTGTGCATAGAGCTAAGAAACCTGATGGTGGTGAGTAGTAGAAGTCACCTATGCCGTTTCCATCTGCATTATTTTGTGCCGTAGTTGCACCAGCAAATGAACTATCTTGTCCAAAGTTAAAAATCCCACCGTGGCTTCCAGCACCACTAATTGAAGGAACGTATTCTACATCTGGAACTGTTATTGCGCCCTGTGAAGAATTGTTTTTATAGTATGTTAGAGTATTATTAGTGCCATCATATGCGTGTCCAATTATATCTCCGTTTCCGTAAGATGCTCCATATGATGCCCCACTAGCTTGTACATATTTGTACCCATTAACACCATAATAAGCAATACCATTGTTAGCAGAAAAATAATTTGCACCTGTTTCTCCAACTTCGCTAATACCAAACATATTAGCAGTATAATTTTCAGACCTAACCTCCCAATACCATTTTCCATTCCCTAGTGAAATTGTTCCACGAGTTTCTGTGTCACCACCACCAATTGTTTTTAAATTTCCTTCTGTTATAGTGTTTGAACCTATTTGGTCTAAAACATTTATAGTAGCGAAGTTATTTGTAGGTGTGTCAAGGACTACATCCACTGCTGTTAAGTTTGCTACAGCAAAATGATTATCATTACCGCTAGTATCAGCCCCTATACCACTAGAGTTTTGACTAGTACCTGTTTGTTTAAATTGCAATCTGTACCCATTAGTACCAAAAGTTAAACCTGACGTATCTTTAGGAATCCAGATGTCGTTTTTGAGTTGACCAAAAGATGCTGGAGTTAAAGCAAGACCATCTATAAAGTTTACGTCTGCCATATATCCATCATAATAACTTCCTGAAGCAAAACGCCCAATGTATTGAGCAACAGTATTATTAAAACTATTTAAATCATTATTTTGGGATGGATAAGCATCCTCTTCAAAACTCGTTTCTTGAACTCCGTTTACATAAAGTTTTACTCTGTTTGTATCTGTTGCTTGTGTAGTATCTATCGCCATAACAATATGATACCAAGCACTAACATCTCTATGCAGTCTATTAGTAATTATAAAAGCGTTACTAGAAGAACCACCGCTTCTAAGGTTTATTTCTATTTTCTCACTATTAAAACATATATAATTATCACCACCTGAACCAAAAAATCTTGGTTGATTTCCTAAATTGCCACGCTTAACCCAACCACTCCAAGTCATTGTTTTACGATTGCCAGCAGAGCCAGGAGTAAAATTTAAATCGTCACTAGCACCATCATCAAAACGTAATGAGTTACTTATCTCAAAAGGATAAAAACCACTTGCCGTGGCATACATGAATTGTGATGCACCAAAAGGACCACTCATTATGAGAACGCCAACTGTGGTGTGCCAAGCAGTATTCTATCTGCCGCAATAACGACATAAGGAATAAGATCTGTGGCACTTGCTGTTGTAGTTAAAGTAATACCTGCTCCACCTGCTGTTTCATAATCTGTTCCTAAAGACAATGTTCGTGATCCTGTTCCATCTTGTATACACGCTATAAATCCTGACTGTCCTACAGTCTCAGTAGTTGGGTTAGCAAGAGTTACGTTACCTGTTAGTGTTAGTACAAAGTTCTGATTAGCACCAAAGTCTAGTGTGACTGAACCTGTATTAGATGTGTCTGTGTCAGTTGTAGCAACGGCTGTGCCTGTGACTGCTATGCCTGTGGAAGTGGTGTTAATCTTTTTTGCATTGTCATGGTAAATCTCTACTGCACCATTAGGGATAGCTTTAATCATATTTTCAGATGATGATTTAATCTGAATTGGGTGGTCATTTGCCGCTATAATCTGATTGAAACCACCACCATCGTGAAAAATCTGAAAGTCAGACCCAGCCCCAAACATAGCCTTTGCACTATCAGGAAATAGTATATCGTCTGTGCCTGTAGGAACAGTAAATACTGTAGCATCTGCATCGTTCTTTAATGTAATATCTGACGTGCTACCTTGACCTGTAAGTATTAAACCTTCAGCCGCTGTGTAACCTATAGCGGCATCATCACCTGACGCTGTATCTCCACCTACTCCTAATTTTCCAGCTACAGTTACATTCGTTGTACCTGTTGGAATAGAGACAACTGTAGCATCCGCATCATTAACAAGTGTTACATCATTAGTAGATCCTTGACCTGTTAATATTGCGCCAAGTGCCGCTGTATAGCCAAAAGCGGCCGCATCTCCAGCCGCTGTGTCGCCAGTGGGTAAAACAGTTCCTGTTAAATTAACATCTCCATCAAAAGAAGTATTTACCAAAAGATCATACACCACTGCTCCAGAGCCACCTCCGTCAGTTGCAATTATTTTGGTTTGCCCTGCTGGGATCGCTACATTAGCACCACTTCCCTGTGTAAAAGTTAAAGTGTAACTTGTTGCATTATACATAACCCAAATTTTAGAAGATGTGTTAGGAAGAAGAGTTACTGTACACGCTTGACCACCACCTGTAAGTTTTATGGCTAAACTTCGGTCTGCATCACCTTCATTGCCATCACCTATTGTCATATTGTCTGTTGAGGCATTAGCAATCGCTCTTGTACCCCAACCAAACGCTTCTCCTATAAGCGTTAAATTTACATTTGTATTTGTACCCCATGACCCAGACGCATCACCAGTGGCCATCTCATTGAGCCTGAGGTTATTTACATAGGAACTAGCCATATCAATCGATCCTTATTATTGAGTTTGCCCCTGCCGCTGGGAAAACAATTTGAAATGTACCGCCTGCGACTGTGAAGTCACCGCCAAAAGCTAATACGGCAATTGCCTTATTACTATTAGATGCATTATAAATTAACGCACCATTGGCTGTAAACGTAGCTGAAGTCCAACTCGGATCAGCCGCGTCAAAACAACCTGAAGTACCAGCAGTTGTAACTGCATTTGAAGATAACGTAACACCGCCAGTTGCGTATCCGTTGCCATTAGCAACCTCATTGCTAGTTGAGTATGCTGTAGTTGCCGCTCCCAAACTAGCAGAGCTAGTGTAAAGAGCAATTTTTATTGTATCTGTAACCATCTGATGTTCTTCTTTTAAAATTTCAGCCTTGAAACTTGTACACATTGCCTGTGAAATAGCCATTTATATTCCTCCATTGTATTCAGCCGTGTAATCTCTTAGCATTTCTTGCTGGAATAACTGAACTGATTCATCGAATTGTTGTTTGTATAAGGTTAACGTATTTGCGTCTTTTAGGAAAGCAGAAGTTTCATACAGGCAAGCCGCCAGTAAAAGGTTCTCTGCATGATTGCCTAACCACGTAGTTGTGTTGCTTGATGTTAAGCCTGCCGCTGGAGCAATAAACTCAGCACTGTAAGCAAGCGTTGCATCAGGCGTTGGAGCAAGAGTTATAACAGTTCCTGATGTTCCTGCCGAACTCGTACTGTACATTATTGGCGTTCCTTGAGTTGTCGAGTTTGGCCAATAATCTCTTAGATAGGAATCTATTCTGTGATCTAGAAAGCTAACAACATTGCTAGACGTAATAGAAAGATTCCTAATCATTCTTGCACTTGCGATTGTGTATTGGGAAGTTCCTACGACAAGATTTGCCGCTGAGGACGTAAACCTAAAACATGGCAAGTTTGGCAATCTTTGAAAGATCATTTCTTCAGCTTGGCTAATAATTTGATCTATAGATGCCGATAATTCAGAAGAATCATCTTCTGTAAAGTTTTGTATGTTTGATACTAAGGTCGAATAATTCATTTAGTCACCCCACTCTCCTTCACCCCAAGTTGATTGACCCCAACCTTGTAGGTTAACTGCCTCTGTTCCTATTGCACCTGTGCCTGCTACGCCTGTCTCAGTTATAGACAATTGCATATTTGGCCCATCTGTCTCTCCAAATACTCCAATTGCGCCTGTGCCTGCTACACCTGTTTCAGCAATTGATAATGAGAAGGCTTCTGTTCCTGTTGCACCTGTGCCTGCTACACCTGTCGCATTAACAGTTGGATTTAATACAACTGTTCCTATTGCTCCTGTCGCGGCTACACCTGTTACAGATACAAGCATAAGAAGATCAACTTCTGCATTTGTACCATTCCCAACTCCACCTCTACCATTCACGCCAATACCAGGTAGATCTCTAGGGTCTATTGTCCAATCTTGAGTATACCCAACAAAGAACGTAAAATTGTCAGGATCATTATCAGGTCTAGGTTGAAATAACGCTGTCGCATCTATAACATTTTTAACTGGTGTTAACTGAGGATGTTTAGGATCATACTCTTCAGGCTCGACACGCAAATTATCCCAAGTCGTTTTAAGGTTTCTGTATTTAACCTTAAAGCCACTTATGTCGCTCATCGCATTTGATTTCTTACCTGATGCGTATCTTGCCATTTCCTATCCTAAGTTCATTCCTGTCGGATGAATCCGTAAACTTACTCCATCATTATCAGCCGAAGCCGCTAAATCAAACGATTTCTGATAAACATCTTCTAAAAGTTGAAATTTATCAGGTGCATATTTCAAAGCCAATTTGCTTGATAGACCTGCACATATACAATCAGACCAACGATATGGAACATCAGCGTCTTGATATGAGGCTGTTACATCTTCCAATTGGTTTACTGCCCAGTAACTTAAACTGTAAGTTGTAACGTCAGGTATTTGCCAAACGTAAATTTGGGGAGTGTACTGCTTGTTTATCATATACTGACTTGGTTTTCCCGAACTTGTTTTATTTGGAATTTGATTATAATCTGTAATCGATATTCTATTTATTACTTGATCTGCCGTGTCAGTTCCTGCGCTATCTTTCACAACAACATCGATAAGGTCTACAGTTCCAACAGGTAAAGTATATGGAGTTGTTTGATCTTTAACTAAAGTTATACTTGCGTTTGTAACTGTCCAGTAATTTATACCACGATTAGACCATTCAGAAAATAACAGGTTCAAGCTCCTTCTAGCCGAAGAAGCCTGATCGCCTGTTCTGGTTTGAGGGTCTATACCACAACGCTCATAGGCTTCTGCTATAATCTCTTCGACATCGGGTCTATATGCGAATGTTCCTGAAGTTGCCATTAATAATCTTTAGATGCCCTAATAACAATCTGGTACGCATCGCCTGCCGCGCCTGCACCAGTTGTTGTGAATTTAATATCGCCTGTTCCATTAGTTCCGTAAGTGCTAGTGCTTGGTAGACCTCCGAAAATAGTAAAGTCTTGGTAACCACTTTGACCTTCGTCAAGGTGAAGAACTATAATATCTGTATCTGCGTCAGCTAGAACCTCAACAGTCATAGCATTTATAATCCACCAACATTCTAAAATACGAAGACCTGTACAGGTATCGCCATTAGCATTTTTAGTTAAAGCGGAAACATCTATTTTGGAAACGGCACTCTCATTTCCAGTATCAACATATTGATACTGAAAAGCAAAAGTAACCTCTCTGGTACTTTCACTGATCTTTGTTACAGTTTTAATATCAGCCATTATTTAATCCTTTATGAAGTGGCAGGGGAAAACCCCTGCCTAATTAATGTTTACTCAAAAGGTGTAGCTAATGTGCCGTCACCATGTAGATGAGCCGCGCAATGCCAACGAGTTGCTGATTGTGCTGTTAGCGTAATAATGCCACCAGTTAACCAACCTTGCTCTACTGATCCTAAATCGATTGTATCGTCATCACTTTGATCGGGGATAAAGGTATTATTATCGCCAGCCGTTGCTGGGTCAAAGACAGTTGCAAAGCCAGAATATAAATCCGCTGTGGCTCCTGTGTTAATTTTTCCTGCTCCTGAAAAAGTTGTACCAACAATAAATATATATTTCTCACCGCTTGCGGCCGCTGTTAGCTCAGGAAGAGTCACAACAATACCTGCCGCCCTAGCAAGGATAAATGTAGTTCCAGACTGTGCCGCTGTTACTGCGTAAGTAGCCGCATCAATCGTAACCACAGGTGCTTTAGCAGTTAAAGTACCAGTAAGAGTTGTATTACCAGTAACTGCAAGAGTGCCACCTATACTTGTATTGTTAGAGAAAGTTGAATTAGTTGTTACGTTTCCAACAGAATCAAAAGTGATGTCGTTGAAACCAGAATCGGAACGTACTGTTCCTTTGAATGTAGTATTAGCCATGTAAATCTCCTTATCTTGGCAAATGTCAGCCACACCATGCGACTGTTAAGGAATGAAGGAGGGCGAACCCTCCTCCACATTATTATATTTAGGCCGCTCCCTCAGAGCCGAAAACGCCACGCCAGTCGGTGAAGCCAAAGCTGTAACGCTCACGCACCTTATAACGTACATTTCCAGTTTCGAAGTCGCCTTCCATGCCTTTTTTCATAGGCGATCTTTGGAACATCTTCAGTCCATCTGGAACATCAGTTGTCACGAACCACGCATCAGAGTCTGTCAATCTACGCATAACGTGTGACCCACCTGGTAGGTATCCGTTATTTTTAATTGCGTTGATTGCATTATTAGCTGTGTCGTTCTGAAGGTCTGATTGCAAGATACGATTTGCAGTGAAGGTGTAAGCAGTTGGAATCACCAACGTCTGACCTTGTGCCGCAACTCGAAGACCGCGATCATCTTTCATATCAGCTATGTTAATAAGCACAGCTTCTAGTGAAGTCTCAGATAAATCAGCCGCTGTTCCCAAAACATTAGACTGGTTTCCAGATCGGGTTGGGTGTGATGCACTTAAAAGTGTAACTCCGTCACCGCCTGTGTAGCCTGCTGTTTGTGAGAAATTAAGGACGTTAGCCGCTTTTAGCTCTTTAGTGGAAGCCATCGAACGGGCTAGTGCCTTAGTGTAGCGTGAAGCAATCGAACCATACTGGCCATCTTCTTCAGCTTCTTCGCTGATTGCGAAAGCCAAAGCGATTGTTTCGTGCTGATAACGGGCAGTCCATTGCTGACCTGCATCGTCATATGAGATTGCGCTACCCTCATTTTTAGTAGGTGCATTTCCGAACCCTTGTAGCAAAACATCTTCTTCGAATGCTTTGTTACTTGTGTTGGAAGAGAACACCGCTGAGTATTCTGGTGGATAGCTGTCGTACTCAAGCCCAAAGAGGGTATTGAGTCCTGGTTCAAGCATTTTAGCAAAACTTGCTCTATTTAAAGCCATTGTTCATACCCTCCTTATATGCCTGCGCTGTCTTTTAGAAGATGCTCGTTTA